CACATAGAAACATACCATGAAATCGTTTAAGCGTCATATGATCGATTGTGCAATCACTGCAATCATTGCGATCACGATGATCATCATCTACATTGTTTACGATTATGTTCAGTTTGAACAGTTTGCTATCTCTAAGCAATGTCGAATCATCAAAGTTACAAACGATATTGCAACATATCGTTGTAACGATGGCCTTAACTATGAGCGATAATTTTATTCCCAAAGGAAAACACAATGCAAGAATCTAATATGTTTGGTATCAATCTGGAACGAGTTATTAACAGTCATACAGCATGGGCAATCAATAAAGGTCTTGCGACTAAACTAAGTCTTCATCCTCATTTCACGATTGGCGAATTCTTTCAATCGATGTCTGATGATGATGTTGAGTTTCTAGGTAAAGCAATTGCTGAGACTGATATGGAAGATCATGCATCAGCAGAACTGTTCCTCATGATGGTGCTTCTCAGCATGGCTGAAGGACTTGAAGTTGCTGATGATGAGTCTCTACAAGCAAGATTCGATATGCTTCTAACTTTTGTGACGCTAGAATCTCTTCGTCGCAAAGGAATGGTTGAGATCAAGTACGAAAACATGAGCTTTGGTGATGATATGGCTCAAGCTGATCTGGTGAAAGCAACACCAGAGGGCATGAGTCTAGTTGCTCAACTACTTGCAAAGGACAGCGATGATGGCGAAGATCAAGCCGGGTGATCAAGCAGAAGTCATCAACTCTGTTGATGGCGCTGCAATTGGTCAGATTGTAACTGTCATCTCATACGAGGGTGAACACTCTCAGCATGGTCGAATCTGGCGGTGTCAGTCTCAACAAACTCTAGTGACTGAGTTTGGTGGAGTAGGTAACACTGCTGACTTTGCAGAAGACTGGCTTCTGAAGATTGATGATCCACAAACTATCATCGATGAGTTCATGGATTTGACAGTAGAAAGCTAAATACTTCCTAGTAATTACTAGGATTATTAAATGCTTACACAGCCATACTATCATGGGATTGTCCGAAAGGTTATTGTAGCCTTCGGACAACTCTTCTCTGATATCAAGATTCAACGATTCAACAATTCAGGAGTCGTTGAACAGTTGATTGACGTTCCAGTCTCTTATGGAAACAAAGAGAAGTGGTATCAACGACTTAGAGAAGAAAAGAACACCGATCAGCGTGTTCTCATCTCTCTTCCACGCATTGGATATGAGATTGTTGGACTACAATACGATTCATCGCGTCGCTTAAACAAACTCACACAGTATCGCGCATGTGAGCCAACACTTGCTGGCAACTATCTTTCTGCATACACACCAGTTCCATACAATCTGACAATCAATGTCTATATCATGACTAAGACTCAAGATGACATGTTTCAGATCGTTGAGCAGATTCTGCCGTACTTTGGACCACAGTACACGCTGTCAATTAATGCTATTCCCGATCTGAAGATTGTTCAAGACATTCCAATCACACTAAGCGGGATTGATATCAATGATTCATATGAAGGTCCAATGGACAATCGCCGCGAGATTGTTGGTACGCTTTCGTTTAGCGTAAAGACTGAGTTTCTTGGACCAATCATCACTGGCGATACCAACAGCGTTATCTCGAAAGTTATCACTAAGATCGATCCTGGAATTGGTGATATTGCTCGACAAGTCAATGTTGAAGCAGTTGGTGATGTGACCGATTACACGATAGTCGAAGACTTCTTCGACATTCCACGTCCAATCGCTTGACGCAGAGGAGAGACTGAATGTCATCAAGTAAACTGAGCGAACTAGCCGAACTTCTGAAGTCGGCAAAACGCTCTACCACGCAAAAACAAGAGTTGGTTGATGTCAGCGTACCAGTTGTTGAAGAAACCGTCTCCAACGAGCTTCCAGACACGTTCCAAGAGCTTGTAGAAGCAGAGACAATCAGCAATCTACCAGAGTCAACAGCTACAGCAGCTCCAATAAAAGAGCCTGTTGTTGCTGAGAAACCGAACATGTTTGTTCAGCAAATGCAGAAAGAGATGCAGTTGCTGAGGCGAATGATCGAAGAATCGAATCATCGCCAATCGATCTATCAACCAACATACTCGGGTGGTGGAGCAGACAGTACAACGAACATTGATCGTCCAGCAAAGACGATCACTGCAAACTACACACCAACGACTCGTGACTGGTATATTGGTGTTGGACAGAGAAATGAAATTATCACTATCACTTTGCCAACTGCAATCACCAACGGCAGAGAATATGTCATCAAAGACGAAGTTGGTATTGCTGAGTTAGTACCAATTCGAGTTATTGGGTTAATTGACACTGATCCAGAAGGCATCGAGATTCAAATCAACTTTGCAAGTGTCACACTGTTCTATCACAACGGCTGGAGAATCATCTAATGTCTTACATTCTTGACGACAAAATTCGGTATGAAGCAACTACTCAGTTGAGCGCATTCGGTAGACTGCGTGTTATTGAGCCTCGACTGCTTGGTGAATATCGATACATGTATGGTTCTGGAACTTCGATTGAAGTTATGGACAAGACAAGTGGTAGTGGTCAACTTGTTCGTGATCTTACTCGGGTTTGTGTTCTTGCAAAAGTTGGTACTGATGCAAATGCTCTTGCAGTCAGACAGACTAAGCAGTATCATCCATACATCGCAGGAACAACAAACTTTGCCATGATGACTTTCGTCATGGGACAAAGTAAGCCAGGTCTTACTCAGAGCATTGGGTTGTTCGATGACAACAATGGATTCATCTTTAGAGTTCGTGATGGTGTTGCTGAGTTTGTCATTCGTAAGAACGGCGTAGACTTGGAAGTTGTTCCGCAATCACAGTGGAACGGTGACAAGATGGATGGTACAAAGTCGAAATCAAACAAGTCTGGCGTTCTTGGTGACTGGACTAAAGCACAAATTTTGATGATCGATTATCAATGGTTGGGTGTAGGTAAAGTCAGATTTACATTCATCAACGGCGATCAAAACATCATCTGTCATACGTTCTATCACGCAAATATCGTTACAGAAGCATATACATATCAACCATCTCTTCCATGTCGATGGGAAGTAAAGAACACAGCAACGACATCATCTCCGTCAGAAATGATGATCATCTGTGCAGTCGTTCATCGAGAAGGTGAAGGATATGAAACCGGATTCTCTCGCAGCGTTAGTACAGATGGTACAGCGATTACAGTCACTGCTGCAAACTCTACGAACGGTAAAGGTATTCTTGCAGTTCGACTAAAGAATCTCATTGAAGGCAAACAAAATCATGCGCTTGCTCGACTGCGAAGATTTACAATGTATACAAACAATCCAGTAAACTACAAGATCGTTGTCTTGCCTGGAGCATCTGCGATCCAGACAGCAACTTGGCAAGATGTTCCTGGATATGGTTGGTGTGACTTCGCAAAAGACTTCACGCTATCTCCAACATGGAACGCAACGGAAGAATATCAAGTGTTGCTTGATGACTTTGCGGTTGGTGGTTCTGGTAACCAGTCTGGTCCAACGATCTCTGCCTCGTTCGATGATCGATCAGCATCAATTTATCAAAACTTTGATGCAACTGATAGCATGATTCTAGCAATTATTGCATATCGACTTGATACTGATGCATCTGTTCGTGCGGGACTTAGCTGGATCGAGATCAAGTAAGACAAAATCTGTGTTATAATTTCTGCGTGAAAACAGTTTTAGGATAAACTCACATGACAGACAAGTTCTTTACCAGCATGTCAGAGTTCTCGATCCACATCGAGGCTCTGGCCGCTGAACTAGCAATGACGCATCTCGAAGCACTGAATCACTTCTGCGAAGAAACTGGTGCAGAATATGATGAAGTTGCTGCTCTTGTGTCGCCAACTCTCAAACAGAAAATCTATGAGGAAGCAGTCAAGCAATACTCAATGCCAAAGATGACTGCTGTGCAGTTGGATGACTGCTGAGAAAGCATTTCAACTCTACTTCGCGGTACGTCTTTATTTCAGTTCTGGATTCAATATCTTTGAGTATGGAACAAATTTCAAAGGCAAAAACGAAGTTCAAGAGCGAAACGATTTCTATCTGATACTACCAATCATGAAGATGGTCGAAACCGAACGTCAAATGATTGAACTGTGTGTAGCCAACAACCTGTATGGAAATTCTGAGTTTCTATATGATCCATCGTTTGCAGAAGACAACTTCAAGCACTGGACAAAGGTTAAAGACTCGTTGGACTACACATTGGAAAGGGATCTTGACTACATCGAGTTTGAATGCTTCAAACGAAAGTGGAGTCTTGATGATTATCTGTCAAGACAGATAATTTCTGATTTACTGAGTCAAAAAGTAGAATATGAGTGTATAATACTCCTTGACAGACGATCAAGTTGTATGCACAAGATTCAAGGTTTTGACTCAAGTAAATACACTGACCGTATGGTCAAAGCAAGCAAGTTTGTCGCAAAAGACACTTTAGGTCATCGCCACATCAGCCGTATCGACAATTTTTTAACTGCAATCAAAGGAAGCTAAACATCATGGCAACTTCTCTATCCGCACTTCGTAAGAACAAGGCATCAATGCTGGACAAGATCGTCAAGGATCTCGACTCTGGTGGTAAGCGCAACGACAAAGATGATCGTTTCTGGTCTATCTCTCGTGATAAGGCAGGTAACGGCTCTGCAATCATTCGAATTCTGCCACCAGTTAACGGTGATGATCTGCCCTGGGTCAAGAACTTCAGCTATGCCTTCCAGGGGCCCACTGGAAAATGGTTTATTAATGAGTCTCCAACTTCTATTGGTCTGCCCGATCCAGTTGCTGAGTACAATGCTGCTGCATATGCAAGCAAGGATGAATCTCGTATCGAAGACGCAAAGAAGCGTAAGCGCCGCAATCAGTTTATTGCAAACATTCTTGTCATCAAGGATCCAGCTAATCCAGAGAACGAAGGCAAAGTGTTTCTGTGGAAATTCGGCAAGAAGATTCAGGACATGATCATGGCTAAGGCGAAGCCAGAGTTTGATGACTCTGATCCAATCTTCGTGTGGGACATCGATGAGGGTTGCAACTTCAAGCTGCGTATCAAGAACGTTGCTGGCTATCCCAACTATGATTCGTCTGAGTTTTCTGCACAATCAGCCCTTGCTGATAGTGATGACGAGATGCAAGCAATTCTCGATAAAGCACATCGTCTGAGCGAGTTCAATCAACCAGAACACTTCAAGTCGTATGACGAACTGAAGAAGCAGTTTGAGCGTGTTATGTTCGGCGAAGGTGTCTCGAAGACTGCTGAACAGAAAGCAATGTCTGCTGCAAGCGATGATGAAGAAGACTTCGATCTTGATGCAGAAGTCAAGAAAGCAGCAGCACCGGCACGTAAGATCGAGAAGCCAGTTGAGACTAAGGTCGATGATGACGATGATCTGGAAGATTTCAAAAAGCTTCTAGCCGATCTGTGATCGCTGATCTGACATAAACAAAGGGAGCATTTAGCTCCCTTTTCATTTGCTTAAAATTTAAGCATCAGCCCATATAGATTGCGTCAATCGGAATAGACCAGACATCATGTAGCTCTTGCTCAAGCTGCTCAATCTGTTGTGTTGCATCCATGTAGATTTGTGGACCATTCAGCGTAACGCCACCAATCATTTGAACACCAGCAAACTTTGACAGATTTTCTCTCCACTGACGTTTAATGAGTGCTGTTGTGTAACGTTTGAACCAAACGTCTTCAAAGATTTTTGGATTCTGTTCTGGATCAATCGCAACATAGCACTCAAGAACAATCCAAGAATCTGGCATCATGTTTTTGTCCCAATTGACATCAACATACAGCTTATCAGTATTTTTGTTGAATCGGAATGTTGGTTGTCCATTCAGAATCTGATCCATCATTGTGATGTGCTGCATCGTATGCTCATAGTAAGCAATGTTGCCAGCAGACCATAGTAGATGCATCTGATTCAGTAGGAACTGGTACTGGATGTTAAACAATGAAGAGTCCCCACCTCCAGCAGCAGACATTCGTGGTTTAACAACTTTATTCACGCTAACAATATTACTTGGTAGTGGAATATACTTGTTATCATAATCAGTTTGTGTAATCTGATGCTTGAAATATGTCATTTCTGTTGCATCAAAGTGATGATCACGATACTTGCGAAGAGCATCTTCATATCGATCTTGAATCTGCTCATCAGTAACATCGATATTGATCACTGGTGCACCAAGTGACCGCAGACAATATCGTTTGAAGTCGTCAAGTGTAGTTATTGCCATTGATTCATCTCCTCTGCATCAAGCTTATTGATTCGTTTAACAACGCTAGGTGGAGTCTTTGAATGCTCACGAATGATGTCTCTTATTCCACCGGCAGAACCATAGTCATCAACTAGCTTATTGAAATGTCGAGTCGTGACGTTTGGATGACTCATGATTGCATTCAACATACTCTCAGATGGATACTTGTTGAACTTCTGATCATATGCCTTTACGCCCTGAAGAAGCTTATCAAGATGTTCTGCTTTGAGTTTTGGATGGTATTGTAGATTCTTTGCAATATGTCCAGCATGATCTGGATCACTCAGAAGTTCTTCTGGCAGATCCTTCTTTTGATAGAATCCAAGTTCGGCTAGATCGGATGTATCTAGACTGCTTGGATTATATTGTTGTAGATGCTTGTGTAGAACTGCTGCACTTGAGCCGCGGCGCTTTAGATAGCTTGCAACGTTACTGAAGCCCATGTAGCGACGGGAGCCTTCTGCATCAGTCGATCCAACCCAATGATGCACAAAGTCATCTGAAAGCTTATCATTCTCTAGAAGCTTTGATGCTCCACCGAGATCGTGAGACTTCATCATTTCATTTTGAATGCGTTCAATATGCTCTGGCTTTGCTTGCTTGATATTTGCAATTGCAACCATTGACCCAAGTGGATTGTTTGAAATCTCTGCATTGTCAAGCATCTCATGAACTTCATGAGGATGAATCCCATTGTGCTTTGCAAAGTCGCTTAGTCCATATGCATTGCTATTGTGTCGAATGCTCTGATTGATTTTGCGTAGAAACTCGGTACGATGATGTTCTGGAACTTCTTGGTGTCGAGCAATGTTACCAACGTTCAGTCCAAGACGAGCCATGTGATCTAGATGTTCACCGCTGAACTTGTGAACACCAGTATCTGCCATCTCATTCAGAGTCGTGATAGCATTGTTATACAGTGGACTCGCCCTGTTTTCGGCATGTGATAGTAGCGTATTAATGTGCTTTGGTTGCAGACTCTTCATGCCAGCAAGTCTAGACGCACGACCACCATTGAAAGCTCGATCAAACAGCTTATCAATGTGTTCTGTCTTCAGATTTGGATGTTCATAGATTTGGTAGTTACTAACACCAGCATCGATTAGCTTATGCAGTTGCTCAGAATTCAGATGTGGATTATTTGAAAGCTTTTCATTCCATCCACGCTTATGAAGCTTATCGAATTGTTCGTCAGACAGTTTGTTGCGTTCAGCATTGCGTAGAAACTCGCGGGATGTGCCCTCATTCTTATATTCTTGCCATTGTCGTTCAAACTTCTCTGGCTCAACTCCAAAGTGCCGTTCTGCAAGACGATGATCGTGATTATCTAGATCGGCAGTCTTGTGCATGAACTTTTCGATATGCTTCAGATATGGCTTATAACGCTCATCGCTATCGAAGTTGATTTCTTCGTTTGATGGATCTTTTGATTGACCAGACTCGTGGTGGATTTGCATGAATGCACCATTTGGGAAGTGCATCGTATATTTGCCACCCTCATAGCGATCAAACATGTTGTTTGCTGTTGGAGTGGAGGTACACCACTGA